TACTGGCGATTAAGAAGAATACAAGACGCAGGCGCTGCGGGGTCAAATACTATAGATATACCGTTTCGTTTTATGCCCGCTTTAATAGCTGGATTGGCTTATTATTTAGCCCTTAAAACACCGGATGCTGTAGATCGCATTGCACCGTTAAAACAAATTTATGATGAAGCTTATGATCTAGCCGCTCAAGAAGACAGAGACAGAGCGCCTATTAGATTTATTCCTAAGATTGGTTATGTAGGCACAAGAGGCTTCTAGTATGCCCCATTCGTTTGCTAGTGAAAAGATAGCCTTTGGGTTCTGTGACCAATGTTATTTTAGATACCCATTAAAAAAGTTACGAACCCTTACAGTTAAGGGGCGTATTATAAACTTACGAGTGTGTCCTGAGTGTTGGGACCCTGACCATCCACAATTATGGGTCGGAACCTTTCCTATTGATGATCCCCAAGCTTTGCGAAATGCAAGGCCTGATATAGACCTTAATGAAGAACGAGGGCTATTTGCTTATAATCCTGTGGCAACACAGACTATTAACACCACGCTTAATAGCGTGTTTATCACAATAAATTGAGGTATGATATGGCTACGTTTGAAGGTTCTGCTACAGATATTAAAGAAGATAAAAAGCTAGCAAAAAAGAACAAAATGTCTATGGATGATTGGGAAAAAAGTGCTAAAGATGTTAAACACGACAAACAAAAGTCTATGAAAGGACTTAAAAAAGGCGGTATTACATCTATGGATGTTAAAAAGGTAGGTCGTAATGTAGCCCGTGCAAATAACCAAAAAAGCTCAGGTAGAGGTCGCTAATGATTAAACAAGAAGACAAGGTCAAATCAGTGCCCGCTCCAGTAGGTAATGGCTACCCTGTAAAAATTGATACCAAAAAAACTGTTAAAGTGCGTGGTACAGGTGCGGCAACTAAAGGCACTATGGCTACTAACAAATTAGGTTAAATATGAGCCTAACTTACGCCCAACTTAGCGCAGCTATTCAGAATTATACAGAAGTTACAGAGGCCTCTTTTGTAGCTAATATACCTACCTTTGTACAAAATACAGAGACTTTGGTTAATAATTCTGTACAGCTTCCAGCTTTTCGTACTAATGTTACGGGCGTAACTACCGCTAATTTACCCTATGTGGCTCTACCTCCTGACTTTTTATCGGTGTTTGCTTTATCCGTGTTTACTACTACAACAGTAAATGGGGTACCCCAAACAACACAAACATACTTATATCAAAAAGATGTAGAGTACATTAGAGAAGCATACCCTTTTCCCGGTGTATCAGGAACCCCTCAATATTATGGTATTTTTGATAATACTTCTTTTATTTTAGGTCCAACACCTGATGCACAGTATTCAGTTGAAATGCACTATTACGCATATCCTCAATCTATTGTTACAGCGGGTACAAGCTGGTTAGGTACTAATTTTTCTAATGTACTTTTATGGGGGTCTCTAGTTGAGGCCTATATTTATATGAAAGGTGAAGCGGATTTAATCCAAGCATACCAACAAAAGTTTCAAGAGGCTATGGGGCTTCTAAAACAATTAGGGGATGGAAAAGATCGGCAAGACACCTATCGAGTAACCCAAGTAAGAGACAAGGTAAATTAATATGAGTGGGCTAAGTGAACAAGCACAGGTTACTTTAAATAGCGTAGCTATTGAAATTACAAACCCTGAACCCGAAGTGGTTGAGGAAACTATTAAAGAAGAGGAAGAATAGCTATGGCTATCACACAAAGTGTATGCTCAACATTCAAATCACAACTGTTAAGCGCGGGGCATAACTTCGCTGCTTCTGGTGGAAATACTTTTAAAATAGCCCTATACACCTCAGCGGCTGCTTTAGATTCTACTACTACGGTATATACTACTACAGGAGAAGTTTCAAACTCAGGTACTAATTATACGACTGGTGGGAAAACATTGACCAATTCAGGTATTACGTTATCAGGAACCACTGCATATCTTAGTTTTTCTGATGTGTCTTGGACTTCTGCTTCATTTACAGCCGCTGGGGCTTTGATATATAACTCTACCAATAGCAATAATGCCGTAGCGGTTTTTAATTTTGGAGGTAACTTTACCTCAACTAATGGTACATTTTCGGTTATATTTCCTGCAGCTACAAGTACTACTGCTGTTTTAATACTGAACTAATAGGTGGTTACATGCCTTTACTAGCTGATCGTGTATTAGAAACGTCTATAACTGCGGGTACAGGTACCCTTACTCTTGCAGGAGCGGTATCAGGGTATAGGTCTTTTAACTCGGCTTTTACTAATGGCAANATTGTTTTTTATACANTAGATGATGGGGCTGGAAANTGGGAAGTAGGTTATGGAACTATAGGTACTGGAACCTTAACAAGGNCTACGGTACTTGAGTCTAGTAATGCTAACGCACTAGTGGTTTTTTCTTCTGCTTCTAAACGTGTTTATTGCACCGCACCCACCCCAGCGCTACTGCCAGATCAAACAAGCCAAAGTGGTAAAGTATTAACCACCAACGGCACAACGCCGTCTTGGACTACCCCAAATGCAGGCACAGTGACCTCAGTAACAGGTACAGCTCCTATTGTGTCTTCTGGTGGAGTCACTCCAGCAATTAGTATACCTGCGGCTACTTCTTCGGTTAATGGGTATTTAACATCAACTGATTGGACTACATTTAATGGTAAAGGTTCTGGATCGGTTACAACGGTTTCGGTTGTTTCGACTAATGGGTTTACAGGTACAGTAGCTAATGCGACTACTACGCCAGCTATTACTATAACAACAAGTATTACGGGCGTACTTAAAGGTAATGGTACTGCTATAAGTGCAGCTACGGTAGGCACAGATTATAGTGTAGGTACTTCGGCTTTAGCAACAGGTATAGTAAAAAGCACAACAACAACGGGCGCGTTAAGTATTGCGGTTGCTGGCACTGACTATAGTTTAGGTACATCTGCTTTAGCAACAGGTATAGTAAAAAGCACCACAACAACGGGCGCGTTAAGTATTGCGGTTGCTGGCACTGATTATCAAACAGCGCAAAGTGTTACGGGAATTGTTAAATCTAGCGGCACGACGCGATCCGTTGCAACTTCTGGCACTGACTATAGTTTAGGTACATCTGCTTTAGCAACAGGTATAGTAAAAAGCACCACAACTACTGGTGCATTATCAATAGCGGTAGCGGCTGATTTTCCTACTTTAAACCAAAACACCTCTGGCACAGCGGCGGGGCTTTCTGCTACTTTAGCGGTTGCTTCTGGAGGTACAGGTGTAACAGCCGCAGGTACTTCTGGAAATGTTTTAACAAGTAATGGCACTGCATGGGTAAGTCAAGCTCCCGCTGCTAGTGGAATATCAACAGGTAAAGCCATAGCAATGGCGTTAATTTTCGGTTTTTAATATGAAACAAATGACTAAAGAACTTTTACATGGGTTATTTGATTACCGAGCAGATGGAAATCTTATACGTAAAAAGTCTACTACAGGTAATGGAAATTACGCTGGAAGGGTTATTGGAACAAACCCAAGAAAAGACCGAGCAAATAGATATAGCACAACCAAAATTCAGGGTCAACACTGGTGCGTACATAAGTTAATTTATTTATACCATCATGGGGTTGTGCCTGACCAGTTGGACCATATTAATCGTAATACCACTGACAATAGAATTGAAAATTTACGCCCTGTAAATAATGCTCAAAGTGCTAGTAATAGGTGTCTTTTTAAAACCAACACTTCTGGCGTTAAAGGGGTGTCATGGCATAAAGCCTCTGGTAAATGGTTTGTTTATGTAGACGTAAACAAAGTGCGCAAAAACATCGGGTATTTTAGAAACCTAGAATTGGCCGACTTGGTGGCTACAGAAGCCAGAAATAAATATCACGGCGTTTACGCTAATCATTTTTAAGGAACCCAGATGAACCCAAATATAGTCAATGTAACAGCCATTTATGGTAATACTTCATCAGTATCATTAACAACTACTTCTGCTACATCTTTAGCTTCTAATGCGGCTTCTAGCGGATTGGTATATAAGATAGATTCAATTGTAGTGGCTAACACCTCAGCATCTGCGGCTAACATCACTATTAACGTGTATTCTGCTGCCGCTCTTGGTGGTACAGCATTCCCTATTGCTTCTACTATCTCAGTACCTGCTAATGCTTCGCTCATTATTACGGATAAGACAACAGCATTTTACCTATTAGAGAACCAATCTATTGGTGCTACTGCGGGTACAGCTACTGCCTTAGTGGTAACTTCAAGTTGGGAACAACTCTCTTAAGGAGGCTAAAATGTCAAGAAGATATTTAGCAGGATTCGTCCAAGACGGACTCTTTAATCCTTTAGTTGCACCCACACCTACTTATTTGTATAACCTGTTTTCTTGGGGNANNAATAATTATGGTAAATTAGGACTAGGGAACATAACTAACTACTCAAGCCCTAAA